GCACTTTCACGCACAGTCTCAGGCAACCCTGACTTAGAGATCTTTGTTATTCGTTTTAACTACGATGCTGAGATCGTTTCTAAAGTTCGGCTACTGGCTGGCGCTCAATGGAACGCAGATAAGAAAGTTTGGGTAGTCCCAGTAGTTGACTGGAGCCAACCATCTGTCTTGGCGTTCTGCAACAAATACGAATTTCATTTAGATGAAGCGGCTACCGCTCTCATGGAAGGCGTCATAGAAGACAGCACTGTTATCGCAGAAGACGTGCCACGCAGAGTTACACGAGAAGACACAAACCTTCTTTTTGAATTCGATTACGACGCACATGTCGTAGCGGCACTCAAAGAGATAACTGGCAGGCGCTGGGACTCCAAAAGAAAAGTGTGGGTAATACCACAAACCTCAATGGAGCAAGTCGTTGCTTTTGCCCAACAGTGGGACTTCGATCTTGACGACTCCCTCGAAGAGAAAGTAGAAGAGATCATCACTGAAGGCAAACGCAGAGAAGACGCTTCGTCTGCTAAAGACGCCGACATTGAAATCGATGGTCTTGGAAGTTCACACCCTGTTACTGGGGTGCCTATTTCCCTGCACGATTTTCAGAAAGCCGGTGTTGCGTATGCTGTTGACACCAAGCGTTGTTTCATCGCTGATGAGATGGGTCTTGGTAAGACAGTTCAAGCGTTAGCCTCAATCCAGCATCAAGGCACATACCCTGCTCTTGTTGTCTGCCCAGCGTCGCTAAAGACAAATTGGCAACGTGAGGTTCGCATGTGGCTTCCAGGTAAGACTGTTCATATTGTTGACAACAAAGTTGGTGTTAAGAACGCTGACGTAGTTGTTATCAATTACGACATTCTTGACAAACAGAAAGATGCTCTTTCCAAAGTCGGATTCCAATCACTGGTATTCGATGAGAGTCACTACGCCAAGAACAAAGACACGAAACGTACTAAGGCTCTCAAGTCTTTAGCCACTTCGATTCCTGCTTCTGGCATGGTGCTTGCTCTTACTGGTACTCCAGTTCTTAATCGACCTATAGAGTTGGTTTCTCAATTAGAAATCATTGGTCGCATCGAAGAGTTTGGTGGGTCTTGGAATTTCCGTAAGCGTTACTGTGCTGCAAAGCACAACGGTTATGGATGGGATTTTACAGGAACATCTAATGCTGACGAGTTGAATGATCTATTAAGGCGTGTCTGCTATGTCAGACGCAACAAGGCAGACGTTCTAACTGAGTTGCCTGCTAAGGGTCGCTACACAGTTGAAGCCGAACTCTCAGGTCAAGCCATGAAACAATACCGCCACGCTGAAGCAGACACTTTGGTTTGGTTAGGTGGCGAAGGCCGTGAAAGCAATTCAGCAGAACATCTTTCTAAGATCACAACTCTTAAAAGGTTGGCAGGTGAAGGCAAAGTTGAAGCGGCGTGCGAATGGATCGACACGTTCCTTGACAGCACTGACCGTAAGTTGGTCGTATTCGCCCACCATGTTTCTGTAGTTGATGCAATAGCAGAACGCTACGGCAAACTAAGGGTGGCTGGTAAAGATTCAGCAGAAGCCAGACAAGCCGCTGTTGACACTTTCCAGAATGACCCTGAGCACCGAGTAATTGTGCTGAACATGAAAGCAGGTGGTGTAGGACTTACTCTTACATCGGCATCCGATGTGCTCTTTGTTGAGCAAGGTTGGACTCCTGCTGAACATGATCAAGCAGAAGACCGGTGCCACAGAATCGGCCAGGAAGACAATGTATCAGCATGGTACTTGTTGGCAGAAGGAACCATTGACGACGACATCTTTGCTCTTATCGAAAAGAAAAGAGTGATAGTAGATGCAGTCACAGATGGAGAAGACAGCACCGAAACCAGTGTCTTAAATGATCTGGTTAAAACATTAATAGCGAGGGCAGATGGCTGAAGTAGTTGAAGAGTTTAATGACTGGCATTCTAATTATCCTGATGGTTACCCATGGGCCGATTGGTTAGATGGTCAGATATGGAAACTTGATCACAACGATTTACGACAGTGTGTATCGTTCGACGATCTTGCACGTTATATCCATAAGAAAGCGAAGGGTATGGGCTTAGAAGTCCGCACTAAGCGCTGGGATTATGACAGCAAGACCAAACAATACGGATGTCTTGTTATACAAGCATTCCCTAAGAAGGGAAAGAAAAATAGTAATAGGAAGGAAACAACAAATGCCTAGAAGGCGGACACCTAAACAAGATCATCTAATACAGATGGTCATAGATAAGAAAGATAAAGAGTTGCAGGCACATGCGGCTTACAAAGAGGCACAAGACGATTTCTTGGAATCGTTGCGTGTAGCACGTGATCACGGGGAGACTCTTGAGAATTTGGCTGAAGCACTTGAGTGTTCTAAGCAATGGATTCACAAGTACTCAACATTTGGAAGAGACCACAACGCTCAGAACAAACAACCTCAAACCGTATGACCAATATTGCTGTTGATCTTCAAGACACTGCGATCCCAATAGATGATGTTCAGTCCCATCCGAGTAACCCTCGGAAGGGTGACATCCAGGGGATAGCAGAAAGTTTGCAGGTCAATGGCCAGTATTCGCCGATCATTGTTGACGCTCGCAACGGAAATATTTTGGCAGGCAACCACACGTGGCGTGCCGCTAAGTCTCTTCATTGGGACAAGATTTCAGTTGTTCACGTTGACGTAAACGATGAGCAAGCCAAAAGAATTCTCTTGGCTGATAACCGCACATCGGATTTAGCGACTTACGACAGGCCAGAACTTATCTCTCTCATAGAAACTCTTAAACCACAGTTTGATGGTTCGGGTTGGGATTCTCGTTCTTTGGAACGGCTTTACCAACTTGAAGAATCAGACGAAGACATTTTTGGAGGGTCAGGATCATCAGACGATGAAACTTCAAACGAAGGTTCGACGACTAAGAAAATACATGTTGGTAAGAATCTTTTATTAGTCAATGGAGAGTACTTCTCCGAATGGTTAGAAAGCATGGGTGAGATCAAAGAGGCGATACAAACAGTTAGGGCAAGATTAGGGTTGACTGATGACCCTGTTCCTAAACCTAGTAAGAAAGGTAAAACGTGGAAACATGTATCTGGAGAAACCCCACAACACAGTGGTCTTGAATCATATGTGTGGGTACCGACAGATTCGTTAGAGCCACATCCAGAGAACGCTCGCCAGGGTGATATCGGAGCGATATCAGATTCCTTAAGAGTGAACGGGATATACCGGCCATTGATTGTCCAAGAGTCAAGCAACTTGATTCTTAAAGGCAACAACACGTGGCAGGCTGTTAAAGCACTCGGATGGGAAACCATCCCTGTGGTTTTCTTAGATGTAGACGACGACGAAGCAAGACGAGTCATGCTGGCCGATAATCGGCTGGCAGACAAAGCCGGTTACTACAACGCCATATTGGCTGAAGTTTTAATTGACTTAGACAGTCTTGATGGAACGGGATTTACCCCTAACGACATTGACGACATACTTAAAGATCTCCCTCAGGAACGAGACCCAGCAGCAATGCTTGGCGCTCCGGCAGATGTGAGGAGAGTAGCAACAATTAAATTAGGTGGCACAAACATATCCACCTGCGGCAAACAGTATTCAGAGTGGGAGCAAGGGCTCATCGCTGATGGATATATGAGTAAAGAAGAGAGAGGGCTCCGCATAGGGGAACTGTTAGAACTCGACTCTGCACAATTTGAAGTGTGGGCTTCTGTTGCCGATCCGACTACAGGACATAACGAATTTAGACAATGAAGACATTTATAGGAGCGTTGGTGCTTGCCACCATTTTGTTGGCGACCCCGGCTTTCGCTCACCACGACAAGATTTACACACCATGCGACACAGACACAGGGCATATTCATATGTCTTATGAAGAAGTTGTTGCCCGTGTTTCCATAATGGAACAAGACGGAACTATCCCAATGGGAATGGTTTCAAGATATATAGAAGCCAGAGATGGAGGCAAGGGCAACGAAGATCCTCGTTTTGTGTGGGCCAGGAACTTGGAGGAAGGACAGATTCTTTCTTTGGGTAACTGGGCTAGTGGAGATTACCCAGAGGTCGAAGCGTTGATGTTTAGTTCAGGTTTAGTTGCCGAATGGCAATTAGATGCGAACAAACAAGTGAGACGTTTCAATGATCCGTATTGGATGCAACCTAACCCGTTGTCTCCAGCGTTTACGGTTTGGGAGTCTTTGTGCATGGCTAACTTAGGTTACTCAATTCCCATATTTGAAATTAATGATGATGGTGATTGGGTTTCTAATATCCCCACGACAACTACAACTATTCTCAGTGATCACATTGGTTCCGTTACCCAACAAACAACCGTTACTGAGAATGTTTCTTCTCTTACGCAAGGTACGACACCCAAGGTCCTTACGGAGGAGATACATAGCCCCCCACCCGTGGCTTCTTCGATAACCAAAAAGATTGCGGTGGGGGTCTATGACCTTTTTGATGCCGAGTGGGACGGTTACCCGTTCGAAGCAACAGTTAGACTATTGGAAGACAGGTACCCACCGAATACACCCGGCAAATATCATTTCCGGTTGTCGTATGCCGTTGAGTTTCTTCGAGAAGGTGGGATGGTCAGGGGGTTAGACAACTTGTGGAATTCAAATGAATAGCCGCAAACCAAAGTTTGTGCACGTGCAACTGGTAGATATCAGTTGGCTAAAAGGCGCTACATATAATCCTCGCATACGAGACCCTCACCGTTTCGAATTGATAAAGACATCGCTAAGGAAACTTGGTTGGGTGTTGCCTATGTATGTGACCGAAGAAGGAGAGATCCTTTCAGGTCATCAACGGTTAGACGCCGCTAAGGAACTCGGGGCACAGAAAGCACCCGTAGTAATTCTTTATGGTTTAGATCTTGAAAGACGGCGAGGAGCAAACATCGTTTTTAATCGGGCTACGAATGACATGCACAAGAATGACTCTGGGGAAAGCCTTGTTGAAAGGTTCCCTATGTCTGTTGTCAAAGAAATGGTCAATGATTTACCTGACATTCTCCCAACATCAGATGCGTTCTTCCCGTGTATGGATATGACTGTTGAAGACACTCGGGAAATGATGGGTAAGAACATTCGAACTTTTCTTTCTCACGCAATTCGACAGTCTGAGAGTTTGTACCACTGGGCTAAAACATCAATCCCGATCATTGTCGCAGGGAAGTCTCGTGTTGTTAACGGCATCGGCCGGTTGCAGCACGCTTCTGAAGTTGGCATATCCGATGTCCAGGTGGTGCGAGTAGGCAAAGAGAAGGGTGAGGCAGTCAGCATTTTCTTAAACCAACTCTCAATGGACTTCGATCTAGAAGACAAGTACGCAGACGTCCTTCGCTACAACTCATTTCGGAGAGCGTCTAACCGGCAAGAGTTTTT